AAACAAAGCATCCAATGATCCGCAGAAGCACCAAAGAACTTAACGTCATGGCCAGTATCATTAACGCCAACAGTTACATCGCCAAGAAACGTAGGTGACGTATCCCAAGCAGAAGCCCCAGAACCAGTACCTATAAGAACAGCGCCAGTAGAAGCAGTAGTATCACCAGTACCTACCTTCTCCTCAATTTGAACAATCGCCGTATTGGTAACCTCATGCATATCAGCATGATTAGGTGAATTAAGATTAGCAGTTTCAGAGATACTACTCGGAAGATTACTTGTGCTATCTAAACTACTTGGATAATTTGTTGCAGCCATTCACCCTCCTACGGAGTTAAATCAATCGTAAAAATACCACCAGCATTAAACGCAATCGTAAACGTGCCATTACTCGACGAGAAATCAGCACCAAAATCAATGTACGCAATAAGAGGATCATCAGTTAAAGAATCGTCATAAATCACAGCGCCTCTAGCGTCTGTAATCGTCGCAGATGACCATGACGTATCGGCAGCATCAAACTTAATAGTGCCACCTGTCTGAGTTAAAGCCAAACTACTTAACGTATTACCACCAGCAGTATAATTAGTTCCAGAAACTTCATTACTTACATCAGCTTTAAAATCGTGCGCTCCAAAATCAGGCGTATACGACGACGTAACTAACATTATTTTAATAGTGTCGCTGTCTAAATCTAACGCAAGAGTATTTTTTAAAGCGTTTAGGAACGTTATCCCATAAAGTCCGCTAGCCATCAGCGTTCTCCTTATCAGTTACAACACTGGCTTGTATCGTCTCAGCAGTTATAACCACATCTACTTGTTCGTCTTCCATAACCGTTAATAATAATATACTAACACATTAAAAGATAGAGGGAAGGCCAACCTCCCAGTAAAGTTAGCCTTCCCAAACTATCGTTAGGAGCTATTAGTTAGCGCCTATTGAGGATGAAGATTCAATCCTTCTGATGGATGCTTCACGGAATCGTGAGTACCCAACAAGGTGATACCAGCCAACGTGGTTGAAACGTCGGAGGAGATCAGTTGTAGGACCAAATACGACACTGGGGTCTTCACCAAATCCGGCTGCACGGCTAACGGCTTTTGCCATAGCTTGCTTACCACAGATAATGGTTTCATACTCGTCAACATTAGAAGCACCAGCGTTTGTACCAATGTCCAAACGTGGGGTTTCAATGAAGTCAACACCACCATAAACACCAATGCTACCTGTTCGGATAGCGCCAGCGTCTTGCTGGTTTTGGTGTGCGATTACGTCAGTTACCGTACTAGCATTTCGTAAATCGTAGGAAACGTCAGGGTGGATAAATCCAACGTAAACGCCTCCATCAAAAGTAGGTGCAGATGCAGCACGGGCATTAGCAACAGCTTTACGGACAAGAGCAGCGGTCATAATATCGCCTGCTGCTAGTTCTCCTGTAGCTGTGGCATCGCCACCGTACAGCACGTTGCTTCCAGCGACAAGAATACCGTGAACGATATTGTCGAGGCTGTTGGCCATGTTGTAACCGATAATGTTCGCAGCGTCAGCGTCTACGTTTAAGAAGCTGGTTCCACGGAGTTTAGCGGTTGTGGTGACAGCGTTACCATATTCAGCAAGAGTTACAGTAACCGTTGAATCACCAAGCGCAACAGCACTTACGTCACTGGCTTCAGTGAGAGCTGATGTAGCTTGGGCAAGGTCACTATAAATGTTGAATTGTACGCTAGCACCTGCATGAGACTGGTTAGTTGACTTTACGTCACATACCATCTCAAACATAGGTTGTGAACGGAGAGCGAAATACGCTAACTGTTCAAATGCGGCGGTATCGGAACTTACTTGTCCCGTTCCTGTAGTTGCCATTGTAGTTTCTCCAATTAAGTTTGGAGCCTACTTACACCATTGCGTTCCAAGTACCGCCATTAGCTTCCCAAATCGCCCGTAATTCCTCAGGGTTTTTAGTTTGTTTAATTAACTCAATAAGGTTAGCGTCTGCCACAGGACCAGCATCATCGCCAGCTTGTTGGATTCTACGCTCCGTTTCAAACTGATTTGCTTGCGCCTGCTGCTCTGCCAAATTGCCGATACTAGCTGTAGTCGTCATAGCAGACAACCCAGCATCGTTAGCCTCAGCTTGTATCGCTTGAACAGATAGCTCGCCTTCGTAGCCTTTCATGAAATACTCAGTCATCTTATTAGATGGATCTAAGCCAGCATCACGGAACACTTCTTTACGTTGCATCTGCTCAACTTGCGCTTCAAGCTCAGTAGCCCTCGCAGCTTTCGCTTCAAGTTCTCTACGCCAATTTGGTTTGGATTCAGTACTAGAAACTTCTTCGGTTTCTGTAGACTCATTTTCCATTATGTCACTCACCTCTGGTACACGCTAACAACGGTGGCATGTTAGCGGAGTTAATTTTTTTTGTGTGTGAACGGCTCACCCTCTTAATGGGGCAGATCACAAATATAAATATATAAAGAATTAAGGTTTGTGTCTACAACCTAAGCCATTTGTGCAGCGCCTAGCCCAGAAGCACCAGTTTGTTGCAACAAACCACCAGCTCCAGACTGTTGCGTCTGTTGCCTTCTTTCACGTATACGCCTAACTAAAGTAGCGTCATCAGCGTCTAAACCAAAAGCAGAAGAAGCTAACGTATCAACAGAAACGCCTTCGCTTCTTAACGTAGACTGTGTTAAACCAGCGCTAGATGCTAAAGCACGCACTGAAACTGGTTGCACATCAGGTTGCCTAGCTAACTGTTCAGCCACACCAGTACTAAACCCTTCACCTAAAGTGCTTTTAGCTGTAGAAGATAACCCAGCAGCGGTCATTTGCAGTTTTAATTCCATTAAAGTAACGGCCCTATCAGGGTCTAAGAAATACGATATTAAATCTCCGTCGTCTATTTCTGGATACAACCGCCGTAGCTCTTCATCTAAATTAGGGTCAATTTCTGATACTGCTTGCGCTGCTAACGCTGTACGTGTAGCAAATTCTTCAGGCGAAACATCGTTGCCTATAAAAGACGCAAAATCTTCAGGCGAATCATAAAAAGATTTAGGCAAACCAAATTCAGCTAAAACACTAGCGTAATTACTTTCTAATTCAAGGTATCTATCTTCTGAAACTTGATTCAAACCGTTTTCTCTACGGAGAGCCATACCAGCAAACCGATCTTTATATTCATCTGTTCCTCGTAACCGAATTGTCATCTGCTGAACTGAAAGATCTAAAGCAACCCATTCTTTAATTTGATCTACTAAAGATAAAGGTAAATTATATTGATTTAATAACGATTCAAGTATTTCGTATGCTTCGTCTGCATTATATTCTGGTACTGTTGTATTTTGATCTATAAAAGGATTTGGCGCTACATACGGCTCATCTGTTTCCGCATCAAACGACCTGACCGAATCAAGCGCAAATTGACTTCCTTGTTGTATGTTTGCATCAATTTCTTCTTGCGAAGGAACTCCTAAAAACGGTCCATTTGCCATATCTAAACCCTTCCAAACGAATCAGCTAAAGCATCAACAAGACTATATATCTTTTCTTGCCCTTTGTTACTACCTAAATAATCTTCAGTAGATCGCACATAATTTTCTGCTTCCCAAGTAGTCATCAACCTAGGCCTACCTGAATCATCAACATAATTTATAACCGGATTCCATTGACTATCACGCAAATCAACTTTCTTACCTAACAAATTTTCAATACGAACTTCAGTATTGCCAAGCAATGTTTTAGGAGTTACCCCTAACTCTGTAGCTTGTTCTGCAAGATGCGGATACGCTATAGCTGCCTTTGCTTGCAATATTTGTGTAAGTTCTGCTTGACTTAAATCACCAGTAAGCAACTGCTCTGCATATCCTCTAGCTTCATCTTCATCCATAGTTAAATAATAATTACCAGCATCCACTAAAGTATTCTCTACCATTCCTTCAAATTCATTTAACTCATTAACCATTTCTTTATTTTCAACCGCAGCAAAAATAGTTTTATACAACGTATCAGTATTTGCTTGTGTGACAGGACCATGTAACCTTTGAAAATTATAAGCTACATCATAAATTTCTTGGTCAGTTAAATCATACCCAATCGCTCTAAAGCCATCGCTTACTTCATCGATAGTCGCTTGCAAAAATTCTAAACGATCTGCCTCACTCTTCTTTTGATACTCGACATCGAACTCACGCATACGTGAATTATTTTCCATCCCCCATTGAGTTTTACGCAACAAACTCGGAATTTGAGTCGTTTTTGCTATATCTGTTGTCGGATCTATATTAGTCATTGTTTCTATATAACTAACAACGTCTACTTGTGTTAAAGCTGAAGGATCGTTATATGCAACAGGATTGCCATTAATATCAACCCCTATAAATAAATCCCCTCTTTCATTACGGTCATACATAAAGAAACCAAACGCACCGTATTGTTCGCTTAAGCCAATCGCATCACCTAACGTATCCGCAGAAAGCGGAACCCCTAAAAATGGTCCGCTGCTACTTGATTTCTGAGCGCCACGCTGAACTGGAGTTGTTTTCCCAGCTTGTTCAAATGTTGACATATCTTGAGCGACCAAGCCATACGACCCACCAAACACATCAGGGACATTAAGCCTATTAAGAGTACTACCTTTCATTTCAGCGCTCTGCCTAACCTGCACGCTTTTACCAATACTAATAAGATTAGCTTCGTCATTTCGCCTATTACGTAATTTACCTTGATTCTCGTTAGCTAATGTTGTTTTATAATGGTTTGCTAATGAAACATAATCTCCAGAATCTATAGCTTTATTGACTTCACGAATAGTTTGCGGACCAGTTGACCCATAATTATACGTAACAGACAAAACAGCAGCTTGAACGTTTGCAGGCATTTGCTCATAACGTGCTTGCCCAGCAGTTAACAATTCTTCCCTGTTAGCAAAACCACTAATCGTAGTATTGCCATTATCATCAGCAGTAACACTTAATTCTCCACCGTCAATATAGTTAATGTTTTGTCCAACAATAGGGTGTAAAAAAGCGTATTGCCAATTATTGCCAGCTTCAGAATAACTACTGTTAGCAAACATTGAACCTTCATTTAACGCTAACTCTGCAAACAAAATTTCTTTATGGATCTGAAAATCTTTGTCAAATAAAGCTAAAGCCTGCTCGTCAGTAATACCACCAGAAAAATTTTCTCCATCTCTAACAAGATGCCCATAACCTATTGTCGGTTTGCCTTCTGAATCTTCATACACATAATGACGTTGTGTACGTGAATCAAATTTATCGCCTTCATGAGCAAGCAACAAAGCCTTTGCTTGCTGGTCTGATTCAGTAGCCAGACTTGATGCAGGTTCCGGCGTAGATGCAGGTTCCGGCATACGAGCAGTAACAACATCTAAAGCTGAACGCAACTCAGAATCAGTTTCAGCTATCTGCTCAAGCTGGTTCCAATCAATATCAGGTACAGCCATAGTGCCTCCCATCAGCAACACTACCAACCAACGCAAAAACATAACCCAAATCTATCATTACATATTCCTAACAGCAGCTTCAATAGCTCTAATAGTCGAACCCTCAGCTTCAGCTAGAGACAATTTAGGGAACTCTTCTTGCACAAACTTTTTAGCTTGAGAATCTACCATAGGCATTTGCATATTATCCATATAATAATGGTCAACCGTTTCTTTCATAAAAACAACAAACGCTCGTTTCTGCGCTTCTGTTAATTCAATACCTAACATCTGGCCAGCTTTGTTATTAACAGCATCCATTAAATACACAGGGTCGTAATCTTTGTAACCTTCTTGTTCTCGTTCTTGGCTTATACCTAATTCAAATAAAGCCTGTATTTCTTCTACTGTTCTTCCGCTTTGACCAGTTAAAATATTAAACGTTGTCGGATCACCAGTACCAAACTGGGCAGCTACTGGAATATTATCTACATCAGTAACAGGCAACGTAGGTTTAGCAATTTCCATCATTCTATACGCTTCTAGCATCTGGTTATTAAACGCAATATTGTCAAACGAACCATCAGACTTAAAAATATCGCCCATATTGCCAATACCGACAAACGCTAATTCAATAGCTATTAATGCTTTCTGGTCATCTGGCAAATAATTAAGTACTTCACCTATATTTTCTTTAATAAACCATTCATCAGTTTCAGAAAAAAGCTCAGCTAACGCTTCTTCCTCATCAGTACTATAAGTAGTTTCTGGTGTAGGTCTAACTCCCAAAGACGTAGCTGGTGCTACTACCCCTTCTGTGCCTTCAGGGATAAATCCTTCTCTAACCATTTCAGGATTAATTGTTCCCAAAGTAGGAGTAGTTAACGACAAAACACTTTTAAACTCATCGCTGTCTCTTACCTCTATAAGAAAACTATCTAATTCATCTTTAGTAACACCTTCAGGATTTACTGAACTAAGTTCTATTAATTTCTTATTTTCAAGAATTGTTTGATTAAAAACTCCAAGTATTTCCGGTTGTGTAAGCAACGAGTTTGCATCATATTCTTCGGTACTTGCAAAATCAGTTTCCCAACTTTTTTCAATTTGTTTAAAAATTATAGAATCTTCAACAGATTCATACAGTGCAATATATTGCTCACCTACGTTGTCGCCGAATACTCTTTTTAAATTATCTTTAGCTTTATCGCTTAACTCCATAACACTATCCTAGTCTGCCCAACTGTTCTTGGGAATAAGATCATTCTCTAAAAACCTTGAATAAAACAAAGCAAAATCTGGCCTAGTAGCAAACTCAGATCTAACTTGATCCCACTCATACATTAATAATCTATTGTTATCAGCTTCCAAAGAACTACTAGGCAACCTTCTCAAATCATTTTCAAAATCGTTCCGAATATCTAAATACTCTACAAGGCTACCAATCCAAGGCTTATACGCTAACGACGGTTCTTCAACCAAAGCCCTAGCGCCTTCCATCACCTCAGCAATATAATTAGAAGAACTAAATTCTTCAATCGCTTCACCAAACAACGGATATTTTTCACTAAGTTCTGCTTTTTTAAGATCATAATATAGCTTCAAACCAGAATGAACAGCAGCAGAAGGCGAATTACTTAACCCATCATTAGCATACAACAACTGATTATAAGACGGGCTTCCTTCTACACCATCTATCGGGCTATCTTTCCAAGCGTTTAATTCAGTATACCCACGTGACACTTCTGTCTGTTTAATAAATTCTTCAGGCGTATAAATTTCACGCCATCCTTCATTCATAAAAATTTGTTGAACAGCCGGTGAAAACGCCCCATCTTCAATAGCGCTAACACGCAAAGAATTAGTTACAACAGAAGTCATTACAGGATATTTTTCTATAAAATCTTTATGTTCTTGAGATAATTTAAACGACTCTATTGTCGGAGCAACACCTTTAGCATTTCTAGTTGCGTTACCGCTTAGAAAGAAAAACTCTTCGCCGTAAAGATTAAGGAATTGATTAACAGCCCATTCAGGTTCTAAACCTAAAGCTCTACCATGTTCTTCTAATTCATTTAATTTTATAATATACGGTTCATACGGAGAACCTTCAGCAGAAGCTACAGGTATTACAGTAGTTGCAAGAAACTTTAAAAACCCGACACTTTGTGTCATTTCTTCAGCTTTAGCTATAACGCTACTTTGTACTTCAGGGTCAGTGTAGTCGTAAGGAGTTCCTGCTTCTCTAGCTTTAACGTCAAGGTAAGTCACCATATCAATCATGGTCAATCCGTAGTTTTGTTTATTGCCAAAACGGAAAGGGTTATCTGGATCTAACGCTGTGTAGTATAAATGATCGGCCCATGACGGAGTAAATTCTTGAATCAAACGTTCAGCAAAGTTTCCATCTGGATGGCCAAATGGGAACATCCATCCAGCAACTTCTTCTATTTCAGGTTTTTTAAAATCAAACATAAACGTTCGTAAAGGCAACGTAATAAACGGGCCAGCACTAGGAGTTGTTTTAGTCAACATCGTAAACAACCCATCTTTATCTAACTTAATTCCAACCTCGTCAACAAGCTCACCGACACTACCAATAGGAGAACTAGGCAACACCTGATTAGCAGCGTCACTAATACTATTAGTAAATTTAGGATTAACTAACAACGATGCAAGAGCGCTATCTTTAGGTCTAAACACAACATTTAAATTTCCGTATTGATCTTCTTCTTGTGTCAACCCTAGGATCGGCAGTTCAACATCATCTTTAGTAAACAACCGGACACCTTTGTAAGCAAACGCAGGGTTTTCTATAGCTAGCCCAGCCCACCTGCCAATAACTTCTTGCCACGCATTAAAGAACGGCGACATAAAACCAACCATTTCAGCAAATTCGCTGTGTTCAGCTAGCTCATACATAACTTCTCTAGTATCTTTAAAAGCTGCTTTACGTGCTTCGTCTTCCATACGAATAATATCAGCAGGCGTTAAATCATACGTGCCGTCAGCTTTAGCGTAAGGCGCTGCGCTATCTATTAAATGCGTCCTATACCTAGATTCAAAAAATGGTCCTCTTGAAATATCATCTGCTGCGCCTGTGCCAAGATTTTGAAATGTTTTATCAATCAAATCACGTGTCCATTTTATAAAACCTTCTTGTTTTGCTGATGGTTGACTAATAGAATCTCTAGCTTTACCAAACCCTCCACGTGAAGAGTTATCTTTTATACGAATTTGAGCAATAATTTCGTTAGCTTTACTACCATCAAATCCATGTCTAGCTATAAACTCTGGATCAGTTAATGTCGATTTAACATCATCCCAACTAATTTCCTCACCTGCACGCACCTTGGCACGCAAATCAGGGAAATATTCAGGAGGAAGAAAATCATTAACTTCATCAATAGCGTCTTCAGCTATTTCTTTAAATATTTTTCTATCAGCGCCTTTTCCTTCATAACCTTTTATTTGAAACTTACGTTGCAAACGATCCGTGTTCTCAATTAAAGCAGCAATAGCTTCAACTTTTTGCACGTGAGACAAACTATCATTATACATAATGTTGTAAAATTGTATTTCTTTAGTACCTGTACGTGACATCTGCATATAAGTACGTGTCCACGCTGTTCTCATCTGAGAAGCAGTAACACCTTCTTTAAGAACATCAACAATTTCCCATCCTTCACCTATGTTTTCATTTATTTGGCGTTTAGCAGCAGCAACAGGTCCACGCATAGATGTGTCAAGACTATTAGCGCTAGATAACTGCCTTTGAGACATGCGTTGGAACCTTAAATCAGAACCCCACGCATTACCAAAAGTTCTATTACCAATAGTTTGTCTAGGGTAACCAGCTTTTTCCCACCACATATCAGCTTGGTCAAATAAACTAACAACCTTATCTTTATCAGCCCAAGACAAACCAAAATTATATTCATCTTCAAGCCACGCTAAATCTTTTAACAACTGATCGCCACTAGAACTTAAACGTTCAGCAAGTTCTATAACAGTTATATCATCTGCTGCTTCTCCTATTATACGTGCAGCGTCAATTTGAAACGCATTCGCTAATTGCGCTGCTGAACTTTTAACAGCATACTTTTGTAAATTCTTAGTACGGTTTTTCCAATATCTAAAACCCCAACCAGCCCCAAGCAAAGGATTAACCATACCCCCTACAAGCGCACGTGCAGTTACACCAAGACCTTTTCTACGTGAAGGGCTTATTTTAGTAGCTTCTTCTTTAGCTCTTAAAGCGTCTTCTATATAACGAGCAGAAGCACTATCCATAACAGCTTCTAAATTTAAACCTCGTTCTTCAACAAATTTAACTATATCTATTAGCGTCGCATCATCAGAAACTTTTGGCACGTCTTTACTTTTTGCAAAATCTTTATTTAATTCATTTCGCAACGCAACAGAAAAACCTTCATCAGTCAAATTCAAACCACGTGCCTGCATATTTTGAACCCAACGATTAAACCCTTTGTTAAGCGTACCTAACATAGGTAGTACTCCCATAACAGCAGCAGCACGCAACTTTTCATCAGTTAACACACGCACAGTCCAACGAGGCGTTAACAATTTACCAGCAGTCCAAACTTCCTGTAAACCTTTAGCAGCCACAGGAACTGCCTTAGCGTATTTGCTTCGTTTAAGATCTACTAACTTTCCTTCTTTTTGCGTTCCACGTTTACCGCCACCAAAATAATCAGTTCTATTCATTGATCTATTAATTTCACGTTGCAACAAATCAAATCTAGGAATAATAGAACATTCAGCTAACTGAGCTAAACTTAAATTATACGTATACGTATGTATGCCTTCATTAACAGGAACGTTAGTATACGTATGCTCCTCAGTATACGCTTTACGTTCTGTTACAAGTTGACCATCTTTATCGTATATACGTTTGCCACGCATCCCAGTTTCATCAACAGTGTACTTAGTTTCACTCATATCAATAGGTTTAAATTCTTTATTATCTAACCTATTAAGAAAATCTTTTTGAGCGCCATTTAATTGCTTAACAAGATAGTCTTTAGGTATATCAACTAATGCGCCTGTATCGTCATAAATTTTAATATCTTGTTTACGCATCATGCCTTCAGCCCTGTAAACCAATTTGTTCATTGTTGCTGTGTAATATTCAACAAACGTTGAGTAATCTTCACCTTTAAAAACATATTCATTCCATTTGCCTAAAATCTCTACAGCTTCTTTTTCAGAAAGCAATCTTTTCCCACCAATAACAAATTCTGAAGCGTCTTCAATAACACGCTCAAACATAACCGTAGATTGCCCACCTAAATCAGTAAAATGGATTAAGCCTTGAGGCACACGGCTAGTAAATATTTTTAAAGCCTTTATTCCCAAAGGCAAAAACACAGACGGATTTGAATACGCCTTATCAAAAGTAGTAACAACAGTGTCATGATTAGACGTAAATTTATTGCCAGTAGTTTCTTTTACTTTATTTAAATGATTCCTATGAACTACACCAATCGGTTGATAAATTTTTCTATTGCCAACAGATTTAACAATATTGTCAGCCAACAAAGCATCTTCAACAATTTTATCTACAACAATTTGAGCAGTAATTCTATCTAAATCATCCCATTCATTAACTTGCGATTTAGGAAGCGACACATCACCGTTAGCATCTAAAGTAACTTTCTTTTGTTGCGATACTTTAATCTGATTATAAAAATCAAAATGGTATTCCCAATGAACATCATTAAAAACTTGACCTTCAATTTTTAATTCCGCTTCTAACGCATCGTTTCTAACAGATTCTTCCCGAACAAAATTTTCATCTTTAACCCGTTCAACTTTTAAATCCTCTATTTCTTGTTTAAGAGCATTTATTTCTCTGGTATTAGCAGCACGCCTAGTTTTAAGAATACGCCGACGAGTAGCATCTACAGATTCAATACCACCTTCAAACGAATCAGAAATTCTACGTGCTTGTTGTATTTCAACAGGCAAAACTTTTGTAGAAATTAATTCACGTTTTTCTTGTAACTTTTCAATCCTATTTCTTAACGTAGATATTTTACCGTTAGTACCGTTAATACGTTTTCTTGCCCTAGTTATAGCACGATCAACGTCATCTAATAATTTAATTTTCTTACCATAATCACTATCTATTAAAACAGCGCCAGCTTGCCTAATAACTTCTGCTATTTCACCCTTAACAGTTGTATCGCCTAAATACTCACGCAAAATTCTTTGAGCAGCAAGTTTACTAGGAGCAGTAGCTAACGCTGTCTGCATTCTT